TTTAACACTTTACGTGTTTTAGCTATCTCTTTAATAGCATTGTTGATCATATTTAATGGCACACCAGCTACAACACTCAAATATTTGCTCCTCTTGTTTCTTAAATCACTCACTTAGCCTCTCCCCAATTGTTACCTATCGCTAAGTCGACTTTAGAGGGTATTTCCATCTCCAAACAATTTTCCATAATTTCAATTATTTTATCTTTTTTATCTTCATTTTCCATACTTATTGCTAATTCGTCATGAATTTGTATCATAGGAATTATTCCCTCTTTGTAGAGCTCCACCATAGCTTTTTTTATTTGATCTGCGGCTGATCCTTGAATCAACCTATTCAAAGCTTTATAAGTCCCTGCACGTTTAAGTCCAATGTTACTTCCATATTCTTCAACTGCTTTTTCATAGGGGTAAGCCTTATGTGCCCCAAAACTTTTAGGTTCCCATAAATCAAAACGGCATTGCCTACCTAAAACAGTCCTCACTCTCCCTTTTCGTTGCGCATGATCTGAAACCTTGTCTGCTAATTGTCTAACGAAAGGCACTCTCTCATTGTATTGATTAATTAAAGATTTTGCTTCATCAGGATCAATACCTAGCTGATCTGACAGTTTTCCGACCCCCATTCCATAAAAAAGTCCTAAATTTATGGTTTTAGCGCTCTTACGTGGGATATTTGCAATCTCGGCCATGATCGTATGAAAGTCGGTGTTTTTATCGTCTCTATATGCCTCTAAAAGCTTTTTTGATCCGTCAAGTCCAACTTTATTCGCATAGTGGACCACCAAACGCGGCTCTTGCTGAGAATAATCAAATGAACCCCACTCTTCACCCTCTTCAGGCAAAAACAAGCTCCTAATTAAAGTTCCGATTTTTAATTCAGCTTCTACTGAGTCTTTAGCGGGGATTTGTTGTAAGTTTGGATTGTTATAACTAAACCTTCCTGTAACAGTGCCGCCACTATCACTACGTAATTGGTTTATGTTTGCATGGATTCTACCTTTATAATTAAATTTATTAATCATATTAGTAAAAGTTCCCCTGGCTTTGTTATAACTCCTAGCCTCAACAATTGCTTTTGGAATTTTGTGCGGGTGATTTTCTAAAAAACTTTTGGTGAAACTAGGATTACCTTTTTCTGTCTTAGGGTAGTCTATTTTACATCCCTTAAAAATCTCCTCTATGGACCTAGCAGCCCAAATATCACACTTCATTCCAGTTTGATTTCTAATAAAACCTAAGAGTTTGTTTTCTCTTTTAATCAAATCTCTCTCAGCTTTTTCCACAGCTTCAAGATCAACCCTTACTCCTTTCATTCTCATTTCTATCAAAATAGGTAGTAAGTCTAATTCTAAATCTAAAACAGTTTGTAAATCATTTTTAGTTATCTCTTCTTGTAAGCGATCCCATAAACGTAAACAAAGGGCCGCATCTTGCTCTGCGTATTCTCCTACAAATGTTGCTGGCATTTTATACATCTCTGATTTAGCATCGACACCAAATTGTGCTGCAGCTTCATACAAAGCCCAATCTGATTTTTTATCCACTAAATATTCTTTTGCTAGAGCGTTTAAGGAATAACTAAATTTGTTCTCATCTACTAAAGGAGCAGCAATCATTGTATCAATAATTCTACCGTTCCAACTAACTCCTTCAGCTTGCAACCAGCCAAAATCATATGTTGCATTATGAGCTATCTTATCACAATCAGTAGACAGCATTTCTTTCAACCAATCCAAAGTTACTATAGGATCAAAATTAAAACTATTCTCATGTCGAATGGGATAATATCCCTCCCAACCATCAACAGCCACAGCGACACCGATAATATGTCCATCATTAGTAGCCCAACCTGGGCCTCTCTCAGATATACCGGGATCTTTTGTTTCTAAGTCAATAGCAATTCTTTTTGCATCTTTTATATCTTTAAATTCTTGTGGGGGTAACCACTCTGATTTAGGTTTAAATATTCCTATTTGCTTATTCATACTCTATATGCCTCCTTACTCGTTGGTGTCATTATATAAAGATTTTCTTTTGCTCTCGAAAAGGCGACATAAAAAAGTCGATGTTCACTTATTGGATTTTTCTTATAATCATCATAGGCCATTTTACCTATATCTAAAGAAACAATAACATTATCAGCTTCCCCGCCTTTTTGCTGATGTATTGTAGATAAAGTAATTCTTGGTTCTCTACCTATATCCTCTCCCCTTGATTCTAAGTTTTCTAAATAAGCCCTTGTCTCTGTATTTAACGTTGTCATAACATCTACCCATGACTGACTTATTTCTGCAACTAATCCATAGTCTTGTTTTAATTCATCAAAGGAAACTTTTTTATCAGGCAAAGCTTTTCTCTGCTCTGAAACAATTTTTTTAAAACCTCTAGTAACAAAATCCTTACCCAGAACTTTGTACATGTTTTCAACCATCTTAAGTGAAATAGAATTTTTATAAATAGTGAGATCTTTCCAAGACAATATTGCATTTCTCTCTTGTGATTTTATCGAATATCTATACTTATTATCTCTCATTTTAACTCTAAAAAAAACATTTTTCTTAACCAACATTTCTTCTAAATCTTCTCTTATTGTTCTTGTGCGTCCCATAATAAGCCAAGAACTCTCTGACATGTTTAAATGATAAAAATTTTTTATAAACTCAACATTGCCGTCTCTTTGTGCGGGTCTCCATTCAATGTCTTTTGAATCATTTATTTGCTCCTCAACACGATTAACAATCTCCCAAACTTTTCTAGGAACTCTTTTTGATTCATCTAAAACAATCAGCTCATCCGCCTGCTCTTTAACCTCTAACGACTTTGACACATCAGCGTCTGCCCAGGTATAAATAGCTTGATTAGGGTCCATTGCTATATATGAAACCTCAGATGCGCTCCAAATTTTTTCAGCCATCTTCCATTGAATAGTAGACATATCTTGAGCTTCATCAAAGAAAACTACTTTAAATTCTTTTACTCTATCACTCTTTACATAGTCACTAATTAAATCAGTAAAATCTTTTTTTGGACCAACATCTTTTACTAAAAAACCCGTAACTCCATCAGTAAAATTTTCATAACCATAATCTTTATATTCCTGAAGTCCTTTAGCTATGTAATCTAATTTATGTTTTACTATATTTTGAGCAAACATGGCCCAAGCATCATCTAAGGGTATGTCCCTTCTTTTAGCTTTTTCTATAAGATGTATATATTTTTCATCATATGAATTAAAAAAACTGTCATCGTCATTACTGACATTAATATTAATCCTAAGTACATTTGATATGTTCCTCCAATCATTTTTACTCATTATATATTCTCTCGATAAACTCATTTGACGAAGTGCAAAAGAGTGTAATGTAGAGAAGTTTTCTAATTGATTCATTGGTATTTTAAAGCGGTCCGCGGCTCGTTGTTTTGCCTCATCAACTGCTTTATTTGAAAAAGAAAAGAAAGCGATCTCATCTATTTTTATTTCTTGTTGTATGTATTCTTCTATTTTATTTAAAATAAAAGTAGTTTTTCCTGTGCCCGGAGGACCAATGACAACTATGGGTTTACTCAAAACGGTATATCCTCATCATTAACCTCGGGTCTTTTCATATCCGGGACATCTAATTCTAAATCTTCAGATAAAATTTCTTTTATTTTCCAAAGTCTAACTTTTACTTTTTTAATTCTTCTAGTTAAATCCTCCGCGTCATACTCTTCTCTTAGCCTTACCGTTACCCATGATCTTGATTCTTTGAAATCATTTCTTTTTAAATGATCCATTAAATCTTTTAAGGCGAAGTAAGTGAAACCATCCTCAGTGTAAGATTTTCCTAAAAAAATATCCTCTATGCTTACAGCTTCACCTTGATGTAAAATAAACTCTTCTAATAACTCTCTAAATTCTCCTTTTTTTGTTACTTCTACTGGAGGATAGTCAATTGAAATATTTTCTAATAATTCTGTATATGCTTGGTTCCAATCATTAAGGGCCATGTTTGGTATGCCTTTATTTAACTGTTCAATGCAAGCCTGAATAACTTTTTTATGGGTCATTAAATCCTCTGTTGAACCTAATTCTATTCTTCTGTCATCTACATTTAGAAAGTAACGAGGTGGATCGGATTTGTATACTTTGAGATCAGAGTATACAGGGTGTTCGCGGTCATTTTCCCCACCCACCCCGTACTTTCTCTTCTTACAGAGCCTCTTATTACACAGAGATTCAATTGGAGGCTGAGTACATCTGTAAGAATACCTAGGCGCACCATTGCTATCGCTTTGGAACACCTGCTTAATGATTACTAAAACCTCGTCAGATTTTAAAGGAGGCTGAATATACTGACGATTATAGTCCTCAATAAGATTTTTATAATTATCGGGGTCAAACTTACGATAGTAAACCCCAACATTAAATAACGCATTATTTCTACCGCCCTCTTGTATTCCCTCTTCAGTTAAAATTTGAAGACAGGGCGGCCCATCTTTTATTATTTCATTTTTAAAATCAGTTTTAATTTTTTTTAAGTCAGATACTAAATATTTTTCATGAAGTTTAAAAAACTGTTCAAGAGAGGCTGCTGACCCGTCATCATTCAATGCATACCTATTACGCCCATGATAAGGTAAATTAATCCAACTACCCGTATCTCTTTTTTCTTCACCCTCTTTTACAAACAATTCTATTTGTTTTGGAAATACCTCGGCACTCGGGTAACCTAAAGCTGTTGCAATCTCACTTAACTTTAACTGTACCTCTTTTGCAGTAAATTTTTTTTCCATAAACATATATAAATGTGCTCCTCCACTTTTTGATAAGCACATCACTAATGGAAACTTTTTATCTTTAATCTTTTTTTGTAGTGCCTTGTGATCTAAGGGATAAACATCTATGTCAATTGCACCAAATAAACATTGGTTGTTATCATCTATGGGTACGATTCCCATGCCGGGATATTCGCCTTTAAGATGTAATTGAAATTTTTCAATGGTCGGCGGCTCATGGACAGTTTTCATCCTCGCCTCTACTTTTTTACCGTTCTGCGGTTCATTTGATTTCTCAAATACACCATGAGCTCTATCCAAGCCGGTAAAAATATTTTTAAATTTCTGTACTAATTCTAAATTCATTCAGCCTCCGAATTTAAAGACTAGCCGAGTTTATCGGCTAGTCCCCATTTAAATTAAAATGGTAAATCAGTAGATGTTTCAGCGGAAGCACCTTGAGGTGTTGCCTTCTCATCATCTCTTTGTGGAGCTGAATCTACTTCACCACTATGTATTTGTTTTTCAAAACTCATAGCGTCCTCATAGATTTTTTGAACATTTGGATTGTTTAATTGATCTATCCAAACATTCTCTGATATTACCCAACCAAACCATTTACCTTTGTCATTTTTCTCTCTTATAGTTTTTAGAGTATATGACCTAGCAAAGTCTTTAGGTTGATAAACTTCATCACCGTCCACTCTTCTTTGATTAGACATGATAGAGTTCCATGTTCTTGATTTTTTTAGCTGAGTAGATTTCATTTTTATTATTGCCTTAGACCACATACCATCAGGCTCAATAACAATTACATAATGTTCAGCGGTGTTTTCTATGTAAGTATCGCCACCAACAACTCTCTCTTTATTGTCTTCGGCTCTCACAACTTTACCCTCTCTTTTCATTTGTTCAAATTGTGATGGTGTGTAAATATTTACTGGAGCACCGGGTCCTTCACCTCTCTCAGCCCACTCAACATACCTTCTTCTGTAATACACAGGAAGAACAGTTATTTCATTATAAGTCTTGTTAGTTACATTATTAAAAATCATACCCGCTTCTGCACCACGTATGTACTCTGAGTCTTCTTTATCTATCTGTGGAGATGTGTCTCCAATGATATTCAAATAAGGAATTGCAAAATCTTCAGTCGTTCTTTCTGAGAGAGAGGGCCCTGTTTTTTTTAACAGATCCGTCATTGCTATCGCGTTTCCTGTTTCTTTTTTCGCTACTTCTGCTTTTTTAGCTTCTGCCATTTTATTTACCTTTCTTTATATTTATTTTATGTCCCACAAAAACTCCAAAAGTTTCCATAGGAAGTTCTTTACCACTCTCAATCATTTCACGAATGAAACCTTTAAGAGTCATAGGCTCGACTTTGACATTTCTATCAGTATCTAGGCCTTGATTAGCAAGTTCAGTAAAAACATTGTTTGCTTTTTCGTCTTCAGCTCGACCAAATTTTACTACAACTTGATTTTTTATAATGTCATCATAACCATTATCACGAAGCCATTGGAATGCCTCCTGCTGCTTCTCTTTAGTTATGGTTCCAGTATAAAAAGGTTTTATGTCAACTGATTGACCATCCTTCATCTTAATAGAACGAACACCACGCTCTTCCATTAATTGAACAATCAATTCATTTTGTTGACGCAAACTTTCTTTTTTTGATTTTAGCATTAATTCAAGATTATTTATTTCGTCTTCTGATTTTAAATAATCCTGACATGCTTTTGAAATAGGGTCTACTTCGTTTACTTCAAAATCTTTTTTGCTTCTTCTAAGATCTAGGGTCATACTGTTGCCTCATTTCCTTTTCTTTCTTTTTCTGTATGTCTGATAATTGTTTGTCTAATACTTTGTGTGCCAAGCCTATGGCCATAAGTTTTGTAAAATCATTTAAAACTTTTTCTCTAAGCTTTTTCGTATCGACACCTGCTTTAAACTTCATGCGATCTATCTTTTGTAAAGCATCTATAGTCATCTTAATAATTCTTTTATCAGATCTAGAAAATTCTTGATCAGAAATTTTTGCAGTCAATGCATCCGCCACAGCGTCCTCTGTGCTAACTGTTGCATCACAAATTGTATAACTTGTGATAGGACACTTTTCATAATTTTTGGTGATGTCTTGCCTACTTGGTACAGTATGTAAAATAATTTTTTCATCCTTCTTGATAGTGATATCATTTTTAGGATAAAAAACTGCCATGCCGCCTCTCGTCTTTTTATGGTATGTTACTACGCCGTTTATCTTTTCGTTTTTATCGTTCATTTTTTTTGCCTTTCTGGTTAGCTATTAATGTCTACTCTGATAGGAAAGTAATCTTTTTCTATCCTATCATATTTCAACATATTATATCTACCGTTGAGAATATACGAAACTACACTTGTGGTCAAGCCAATAAGTGCAGGATCACCAACTAATAATATATAGTCTGTATCTTTTATTCCTCTCAACATAGATTTAATTTTTCTTATTGTGGGCTGTGGAGACATGACTACTTGTTTTTGGCCATCAAATAAAAATATTACTTCGCCAAATCTCTCAGCTTGCGTATAGTCTAATGCTCTTATTGTTCCATCAGCATGTTTTCTCATAACATTTTGAACAACATAGACTTTACTTTTTGTATCATTCATAATAATTTCTTTCTTAGAATAAAGATATAATATGTTAGTCGAGAAATACAAGTTTAAAACTAAGCCTATGGAACATCAATTAATAGGTCTTGGTGGAATGATGGCTCAATTTGAGAATCGTAGCCCTGAGTATGCTTTATTTATGGAAATGGGTTGCGGAAAAACCAAGGTTTTAATTGATGGTGTGTCTATTTTATATGACAATGGAAAAATTGATCAATTATTAGTCATTTGTCCCAATGGAATTAAATACAACTGGCGAGATGAGTTAGAAAAACATTTATCAGAACATATAGAATATGATTGTCATGTGTGGGAGGGAGCTAAAACAAAAAAAGAACAAAATCAAATTAGACAAAAACTTTTTTCTGCTAATTCAAAGTTAAAAATTTTGGTTATGAATGTTGATAGTATCATTACTAACTTTGGATCAAAGATTGCTGATAAATTTGTTTACTCAGGTAAAAGTTTAATGTGTGTAGATGAGTCTACTATCATTAAAAACATGTCCACGAAAAGAACTAAGCAATGTATAAAGATTGGAAGCATGGCTAAGTATAGGACCATACTAACGGGATCACCGATTACTAAGTCCCCGGAGGATTTATATGGTCAGTGTGCTTTTTTAAATGAGGATTTATTAGGTTTTAGCTCTATTTATTCTTTTAGAGCCAGATATTGTGATCAAGTTAAACTTTCTTTTGGTGGCCGTAGTTTTAATAAGGTTACGGGTTATAAAAGATTGGATGAGTTAACAGAAAAACTGCGTCAGTTCTCTTATCGTGTCACTAAAGATGAAGCCTTAGATTTACCTGATAAAATTTACATGAAAAGAAGAGTTCCCATGAATGAAAAACAATTGAAAGCCTATGTTCAAATGAAAAATTTAGCATTAGTTCAATTAGAAGAGGGAGAACTAACAACGGCTACTTTGATTGCGCAGTTAAAAAGGCTCCACCAAATCGCGTGTGGATATATGACAACTGATAATGGAGAAATTATTGATTTTTCAGAAAATAGACTCAAAGAATTATTAGAAACAATTGAAGAGGTAGATGGTAAAGTAATTATTTGGTGCTCTTACCGCCATAATATTAAAAAAGTTATTGAGGCTTTGAATAAAAAGTTTGGATCGGGGTCCGCGGAGGGTTTTTATGGTGAAACTCCAAGCACAGATAGACCAAAAATATTAAAAAAATTTATGGATGATAGTGATTCTATGAGATTTTTAGTGGGTCATCCAAGAACTGGAGGGTATGGTCTGACATTAACAATAGCTAAAACTATGATTTTTTATTCTAACGATTATGATTTAGAGATAAGAGAGCAGGCGGAGGCTAGAAATCATCGTATTGGAACTGAAAACAAAGTAACATATGTTGATTTGGTTTGCGAAGGAACCGTAGATGAAAATATCTTAAAAAGTCTTCGAGAAAAAATAAATATAGCTACCCAAATAATGGGAGAGGAGTTCAAAAAATGGCTGATTTAAATGATCAATATAGATTTGTCAGGGAGGATGAATTTAAACATGCGTTAAGAGACATAATAAATTATTGTAAATATGATACTTGTGTAAATTTACAAAAATCTGTTAAGATTGTCGAAGAATATTTAGAAGGGAAACAAATAAAAAATGAAACATAGTTATTTTAAAATACCTGGGTGGTTTAATTACTCTGAAACTTACGACACAATTGTGGATGAGGTTGCTGATGATGCTAAAATATTAGAAATAGGGTCTTTTATGGGTAGGTCTACACATTACTTAGCGACTGCGTTACATAATGCGGACAAAACAAATGTAAAAATATATGCTTTAGACACTTTTGAAGGGTCCTCTGAACATGCAAGTTTAAAAATTCCAAAAGATTTTTTTTCTGTTTTTAAAGAAAATTTAAAATTTTTTATTGGTAGAGATATAGTAATACCAATACAATCGAGATCAGATAATAAAGAAACAATTGAAAAATTTGAGGATGGATTTTTTGATTATATTATGGTTGACGGAGCTCATGAACATGAAGCGGTTATGGATGACATAGAAAATTGGTGGCCCAAGTTAAAAGAAAATGGAGTTATGTTTGGAGATGATTTTTACTTAGAAGCCGTATCTGAGGCAGTAAAAATTAGTTCAGGGAATGTTAAATCTCCAGGTTATTCAGTTAATGGAAGCACTGAAAGAACTTGGTTTATGAGTAAAGATGGAAAACATAATAGGTTCGAACGGCTAATTCCGGGCCAAAATACCTTGATTTAAAAACAATTTTGTAATCAATTTCATAATAGCCTATAATTTAGGCATGGATTATCAATTGGAGTATATCGTTTGGCGGGACACTGTAGAGGAGGAGTCCGGCTGGCATACTTACGATGATATGAAAAAATTAAAAACAGCCATCTGTGATGAAGTAGGATGGATATTACAAGAAAATAAGAATGAGATAAAACTGATGGCCTCTATGATTAGGAAAGATAAAGAGGGTGGCAGGACTATTGTAGTTTACAAAAGTTCTATAATTTACCGGATGACAATCCCCTTACAGCTTTTCTCTTCAGATGACAGCAAAAAAATACTCGATTAATACAACTTTACTCAATCAAAAACATGCTACCGGAGTGGTTTCAGAATTAAAAGCCACACAATTTTTAATAAAAAATGGTTTTTTAGTTTTTACTAATACATCTCCCAATGGTTTGATAGATATTATTGCTGTAAATGATGATGGAGAAGTTTTTTTAATTGATGTTAAAACAATTACACATAGAAAAAAATATAAATACCCATCAAAAAAAGAAATTAACAGATGCCCCACATCGGATCAAAAAAGAATGGGAGTGATTTTGATGATGATTGACGATGAAACCATAAAGTTTTCGCCAAGTAACTGTGATTTAGCCAAGATTATAAAAAAATTAGAAAGTCAATAAGTTTATTTTAAGTTTTTAAAAATAAATGTGTGGAAATTTATATCAAGAATTTGATATACTAGAGTTTCGCGCGTGCGCACATATGCAATATGTAAAAATACAATTAATATATAAGGAGTAAAATATGGAAACTAGACAGTTTAAAACTGAGACTATTGATAGATTAACACAATTAGAGATAAATAAGATGACAGAAAAACAATTACAAGAAAAATATATAAAATATTTACAACAAAGATTACTAAAAATGGATGAAAAATGTACTTGTGGAGGCAGAAAGTAGGGAATAACCCTACTTTCTGTTTTTATTATGGGCTTCTTCTACTATGATTTCTAGCTCTGTCGGAACAGATCGTCTAGTTTTTTGACATATCTCTTCTAACATTTTTCTAGTTTTAGTAGATATCATTTGAGATACCCATTTAGTTTTATCTCTACTCATCTTTTCTTTTTTCTCCTTTTTTTCTTTGCTGCTCTTTTCATTTTAGCAACACCCGTTGCAGGCCCATGACGACTTTTAATTGCATTGCATAAACCAATAGTTCTTCCCATTAGATCACCTCTAATATTTGATTTATGTTTTGTAATTCCGCCTGGAGCCTTTGTATTTCATAATCAAAGCGTAAGTTTAATATTTCAATTTTAGATTTATTTCTAACCTTAAAATATTTTTCAAGATCTTTTAATATTTCTTGTTTTCTTTGGCCGTGTTTCTGCTTCCAATATTCTTCTGTCTCGTTCATTATGTTTTCCTTTCTAACAATTTATGATTAATTATAACAAATTATTTGCTATATACACTAAAAAAAAATGGTAGCCCGAAGGCTACCATGGATCAAGAACTATAAACATATAGCCTCCTTTATTGAAACGAAGAAAGACCTAAAGGCATTCGTGGGGCTAGTTTTTTCACCCACAACTTTCGGTAGGTCAGATAAACCCTATGTTCATCTACTTGTGCCTATCTCCCAAGTCCTCAGACATTTGTCCATGCTCCTTGGGCCTTACACCTTATGCCTCTGACTTAAAGACATTATTCAGTCAGAATGCCGCTAAACAGCTTGCAAACTATTTAGTGTTAGGTCTTTCTTTATTTCTCTTACTTACTATATCGAGACATTTCAAAAAAATTCAACAAAAAAAATAAACTTTTTTTATCTCTATATTCTATATGTAGAATTTTAATTTTTTTTCAACCTCGCGCGTGCGTATATACACATATGTAAAATTTTTATTTAGGGGCCCTAAGGCCCCTTATATTTATTACTCGACTTCAAGGTGATCAAAGTCGCCGCTTTGTCCGGCGACTTTGTAACCGAAGTCATTGTGGATCTTTGCTAATGCTTTAAGTATTTTCTTATTAGAGGCTGAAAGTTTATCGTTGTGTCCTTCATGCTCATCTATAAGATCTTCAAACTCTCGTTTGATTGCAGTCATAGCAAGTTCCATAGCAGTCACTTTTACTTTTTTTCTGCCATAATCGTCCATTCTATGGATCATATCATGAGTGTATCGATCTAATTTTGTTAATCGTCTCCACTCATAAATATCTGGTATATACTTCATTTATTATTCTCCTTGTTTAATGCAAGTTTTTGAACGCCTTCTAGTCTGCGCTCTTTTTCTTCTAAAGGTAAACTATCCCAATCATCCGGAAAACTTAATCCTTTGACTGTCTCAAAAAATTTTTTTTGATATTTTACTTTACCTTCTCTGTCGTCTCCGGACATAATACCAAACATAGCTGATACCATGCCGACTGTTTTTAATTGATCGTTCATTTTTGATGGCCTCCTATTGCCATAGACACTGCATACGCGCGTATATACGCGTATGCACTAATGTATTTTATTTTGTGCAATACCCTGCCTCAATCATTTCAACCGCTCTGCGGCCAAACCATCCCTGGAGGGTCCAGGCATAACCGGTGTCAATTAACATTTGCCATGCCTCAATATACTGCTCTTCATCCTGAGGGTCCTGAAGACCCTCAGCTATTTCAACCGCTTCAAAAATACTTTTAATCATTTTCGTCCGGTCCGTTGTATGCTTTCATTATTTCATGTCCTTCCCAGTTTTGATCTGAATACCAATCATTTAAGATTTTAGTTAAATCAAAACCATGGTTTTTTTTAGCGTATAAAAGTAATCCATGATGCCTATCTAGAATATCTTGAATGCGTCTAAGTTTTTGAAGAATGATATCTTTGTAATCAATATCAGTTTTTTCAATCACCGGTATAATATCGTTAATATTATTATCAATGAAATCTAGTTTTTCATAAGGATTAGATCGTTTTATAACTAACTTTAGTTCTTCACTCATTCTTGGTAGCCTCCTCTTCTTCTTCTTTCTCATAGACATAAGCACTAATATTAAAAGCGTTTAATGCTTCTGTAATCATGTCTAAAGTATCTTCGTTTTCATTTTCTACTTCGATAATGTATTCTTTCATTTAAAGACTCACTTCTTTTTGTGTGAATGTATAGCCAAGTTCTTTTAATTTATTTATTGCAAACTTATTAAAAGTTTTTTGGCCGGTTAATGAACAAAGTTTTTTAGCTTTGTCACAAATTGGATATATGAGATCGTTCCCATATACTTTCTTTTGTTCTATTATTAAGTTCATTCTTGGTAGCCTCCTATGCTACAGACACTGATTGAGACGCGGTTTGTGGACCGCGCCTCGTGGGAGTAACTATGTAATTTAATTTTTATGGTTGATATATGACATGTAGAACTTAATGAAAGCTCTGATGCCGGCATCATTTGGAGCGAACAGTTTGCCCCATCCGACATTAGCTTCATACATATCTGCCATCTCTTTTGACATCATGATATCACCTCCCTTCTATAGACACTGGGAGGGAAAACTAAATTTCCCTCCCTATAAATTAATCCGGATTTGAACTCATATAAGCATCAAATCCAAACTCTCTAAACATTTCTGCATACTTCTCTGCGCCAATTTCTTTTAAATCCATTGACTGAAAAGTTAAATTAAAACCCGCGGGATCACTAAGATATAGACCGCCGCCGTAGTTATCGTTAAAACCCAATTCTTTGAGTCTCTTACCTACTCTTGAATTGCCTCTTACACCTTTAACAACAACACCGGCAAAACCACAATAAAATGGTTGTCCGTGTTTCTCTATAAAATCAGTGACTGCTTTTTTAGCAGCCATCACTGCTTCATGATGAAGTATGTTGATAGTGTATAATTTTTCTTTTTCTATTTTCATAATATATAGCCTCCTATTGCTATAGACACTGGGGCCTTGCGGCCCCTGGTGCTCTATCCATTTAATTTGATTCTTCTTAAATAGAGTTCGTTATTAGCTTTCCATTCTTTATTCGCAATAACGTTTTTTATTTTTTTAATAACAAAGTTTAACATTGTTGATGGCCTCCTTTATTGCCATAGACACCAGGGGCCAAAAAGGCCCCCGAGAAATTTAGAAATGAGGGTCACGATATTCGTGACGCTCACCGAGGCTGACCACAGCCCAGCCGTTTTTAGTAAAACGGTTAGTCTTGTGGTTGAAATCAGCCTTCTGAAGTACGAAGACTAATTCATCGTTGTCGTCTTTAAAGAAGACAACTTCAGCCCAGCACCATCCCCCCTCAGGGTTTGGTGTGAACTTGTATTTAGGCTGATCGCCAAGGCTCTTAGCCTTCTCGATCACTTCCTTATGGTCTCTTGTGACCTTAAGGTAAGTACGGCCCGCTTTAGTCTGAACGACTTCCTGGACCGTTGCCGCGTGGCTATCAGACCACATATTGATGGTAGCCGGTGTACCGACTTCCAGCATATTACTAGGATAATAAACCCTAGTTCTTTGATAACCGGCTAAAGAACCGATATCTCTACCTAAATTAGGTAGTTTAATATTATTTGGTAGTTTCATAATATATAGCCTCCCTGCTATAGACACTCCCAAAGCGCTGTTAAGCGCTTTGAAATAATTTTTCTAGAGTATCCGGATTGTCGATAGATTTTTTTCTTAACCTATCTCTTAACTTTTTAATCTGAATGGCTTCAAGAAGAAATTCCATTCTTGGTTCCGGATCAGCAATCTCATAGTCTAGTAATTCTGCTAGATATTCGATCTCGTCTTGAGTAAGAGTAATTGATTGTTTCATTACGATGGCCTCCCTGCCATAGACACAGCGGAGAAGTAAATCCCCGCTGTCAGTGTTTCGTCCATTAAGGACTCATCAGTATAGCTTTGGAGTTTGATAACTGTTCCCGGTGGTGTGGCATCTTCTGTGATACCCTCTTAATAAGTGTCTCTGTTTTCTTACCAGTTCGCCCTTTAGACTTGGTGTCTATTTGTTCGCCGGTCACCCATTCGGTCTATCTTAAAAAGATAACTTAAGATACCATATGGTACATCAGTGTCAAATATTTTATTATATTTATTCATGCAAAGATTGAATAGTATTGATGCGTTTATATCATAAATTAATATATATTATCATATATAGGATATTACCTCATTTACTGGTTATTAATGGACCGCGGAACGCCGACCGGTTTTAAGAGCCGTAGAGCTGTCAAGTTTTTTATTTTGACATAACTTTCATTTTGTATGTTAAAATGCTCTGTATGGCTCTTATATGATAAAATATGGTACTGTATAACATGGTTTTAAAAAAGTGCTAAAAATAAAAACGGTTTTAAGGCCCCTGTGACTAGGTTTTTAGTATCGTCTTGTATGATTAAGTACCATAATTTATGATACCACTCTACGGCTAAAAAAACCGGGTTAAAAGCGATTTTTGATTTTGTTCGTATTTTGTTTGTTTGTTCGTACTTTGTTCGTTTTTATTAGCTCTTGGCCAGCGGACCGTGGAACAGTGGAACAGTACAAGAGTTTTTTTAAAAAAATTTAAAATAAAAAAAAGTTTTTTGAAAAAAGAAGTGTGGCAGTGTTCCATTCTTCTAGAATGATTGAAAAATATAGTAAAACCTGTCCACAGTTCTATTTTTAGTAGTGTGGACAGTGTTCCATCTCTCTAGGTAGTTAGGCTGTTTTTTAAAGAAATTTTATTTAAAAATATAATTTTGGAAAATACTCTTGTAACGTTTTGGTATGGTTGATTTGTTTCAAATTATGGAATAATGTAACGGTCTATTTATGCCAGGGCCGGAAAAGAATTTATATAAAATGGTTAAAGATAAACTGTCAGAATTTAACCCAATTCGCATTGAAACTACTACAATAAATGGATTTCCGGATTTAATTTTATTTAATAAAAATAAACAAGTTTTGTTCTTGGAATGTAAAGTTTGCGAGCGTGAAAAATTGTTACAAAGTTTAAGGCCTCATCAAAAAGCCTTTCACCATAAATATTCTAAAATTTTTGACGGAATTTTTATCTTGCAAAGAGTCCTCTCTTCGAGAGAAGTTTTTCTATATAGATCTACAAATCAAGATTTTTTAGACCCAAAATGGGCCGCCAAACCTTGCGCGCGGGCCCAGGATCGTGAAAATTGGCGTGCGCTCAGCGCACAGCTAAATTTTGACATACTAGATGTGGGGGGTGTTCCGATAAAAAATGATTGATTTTGTAAAAACGTTGAAAAATAAGGCTTTTTACGCTGTTTTTTGTTCTTATAATATAGATTATGCAACAAATTTTTGTTCCACATTGTGGAACGTTAGGTACTTAGAGAAAAACGCACAAAGTACGAACAAAATTTACCCCCACCCACAAAAATCGGCCCGCGCGCTAGCAAGCGACAGCAAGGATAAGCAGCATTTTCACAGTCATAGAGAGAAATTTGTATATGGATTATAAAAATTTAGACACAAACCAATTAAAAGCAATGGTTTTGCTTAGACAAAAGATAGAACAAGAGGGTGCGCGCACTAATTTTATGAGATTTGTAAAAGCGGTGTGGCCTGAGTTTGTTAAAGGTCCTCATCATGAGGAGACATCAGAAAAATTTCAAAAATTTTCTACAGAAAAAGGATGTCGGTTAATAATTAACATGCCACCAAGACACACAAAGTCAGAATTTGCGAGTTATTTGTTCCCAGCCTGGATGATGGGCATTAATCCTAGGTTAAAAATCATTCAAGCAACACACACAGGCGAACTCGCAGTAAGATTTGGTAGAAAAATTAGAAATCTTATGAACTCAAAAGAATATAAACGAATATTCCCTGGTGTAACGTTACGAACAGACAATCAAGCTGCAGGTAGATGGGAAACTAATCATGGTGGTGAGTATTTTGCTGCAGGTGTAGGTGGTGCAATCACAGGTCGTGGTGCTGATTTATTAATTATTGACGATCCTCACTCAGAACAGGATGCATTATCTGAAACTGCTATGGAAAACGCTTACGAGTGGTACACTTCTGGTCCTCGACAGCGTTTACAACCTGGAGGATCTATTGCCATCGTTATGACACGTTGGTCTCAAAAGGATTTAACAGCACAACTGGTTAAAAAAATGGGAGATCTGAAAGCAGACAAATGGGATATTATAGAATTTCCGGCTATCTTAGATGATGAGGAAGAGGATAAGAGAAAACCCATATGGCCACAGTATTGGAAACTAGATGAACTAGATAAAGTAAAAGCTTCTTTGACTCCATCTAAGTGGAATGCTCAGTGGCAACAAAACCCTACTTATGATGGTACAAGCATTATTAAACGTGAGTGGTGGAACGTGTGGGATAAAGAAAAACCACCTAATTTACAATTTGTAATACAGTCTTACGATACTGCATTTTCAAAAAAAGAAACTGCTGACTACTCTGCCATTACCACTTGGGGGATATTCTATCCAAACGAAGGTAGTGAAACACATATAATTTTGTTAAACGCGATCAAAGGGCGGTGGGACTTCCCTGAATTAAAACAAGTCGCTAAAAATCAACTTCGAGAATATGATCCTGAATTAGTTATCATAGAAGCAAAAGCATCTGGGACACCCTTGATACATGAGCTCAGACGATTTGGAGTATTCGCTCAAGCCTTCTCCCCGAACCGCGGCCAGGACAAACATGTTCGGGTAAATACAGTCGCTCCCATATTTGAATCGGGCCACGTTTGGCGGACCGAGGACGAATGGGCAATAGACGTGATGGAAGAGTGTGCTTCTTTCCCTTTTGGAGAGAATGACGATTTAGTTGACGCAACGACACTTGCTTTGCTAAGATATAGAGAAGGTAACTTGGTACAGTTAAACGATGATCATAAGGATTTCGAAATACCAAGAAGTAAAAGAAAATATGAATACTATGGTTAAAAAAATAAATCCTGAGGATAGAAGACTAAAACAAAAGTTAACTCCGAAACAAATGTTGTTCGTCACGAACTACGTCCAGGGAACGCTAACCGGTAAAATTTCGGCAAGCGAGGCGGCCCGCAAGGCAGGATATTCTGAAAATCGCGCGAGACAAACCGCACACGAATTATTAAATGCTAAAATGAGTCCCTTCATCGTGGAAGCCATTAATGAAATGAAACAAGACTTATATGAGACATCAGGAGTGTCGATGGCTTCCCACCTGACAGCGTTAAAAGAAATGCGGGACGAGGCCCGCGGTGACAAACATTACTCAGCAGCTATCAACGCGGAAGTCGCAAGGGGACGAGTAGCAGGATTCTATGATTTGAAAAATAAAGCGGAAGATTCTATGGATCAGATGTCAAAAGAAGAGTTGGTAGAAATACTAGAAAAATACGATCAACAAGGTATAACTCATGATAGAGGTTTGATCGTAGATGATGATAAGAGATCATTGACTAGCGAAAAGCGGACCGTGGAAGGTGATTGATGGTAAAAAAGATAATTCATATTAACCAGCACAAGATTCGAGCAAATAAAAAACATGGAACAGAAGAACCTGTGATTACTTGCAAAACATCTAAGTCAAACGATTACGCAAAGAATGTAGAAATTTTTGATAAGAATAATAATGTTGTTGCTAAAGTTATTTATAGCCCTACTAAACCTTTATCCTGTGGGGCAAGAGTTTGGATTGAGACTAATGAAAAAATAGTTTTGGACAACGGGCTATGTTTGGATAAGTAAATGGCAGTACCATACATAGCACAAGAACTTGCAAAAAGAGTAGTAACCAATCCTAATATTGTAGGTCCTTTGTTAATAAGTGCTGTTGGAGCGCAAAACGCGGATAAGATTCAACAATTGTTCTCTTCAGGAGATATATCTTTTAATGATGTCTTTAGTATTTTGCAAGGGAACCTTACGTCATCTATTCTCAATCAAATATTAGATACTCCCTCCGGCGCTGTCTATGCCCCTAGTGAACAAGAGATTGAAGCAGAGAGAAAATTTAATGAGGAGTTAAATAGAAAAATTTTTCTACCTCCAGAAACTTCCATTGAACAAATTATCAGCACGCCCGAAACAACCACAAAACCTGAGCCTTTAATTACTCCAGATGTTCCTGAACAAAAAACTAAAGTAAGTGATATAGGTTTTACAGAGGCTGCTGCTCCTAAGTTAGAAGATTTTATTATGACGGTTCTTGAGCCGTCAGATAGTCCATCTGACGAAGAAAAAGAAATACAAGAAAGACTGAAAAGCAAAATGTTTAAAGAAGAAACTATTTTAGATTTTGTTAAAGGAAATCCTAATATCGATTATAAACAAGAAGCAATTGATAAAGGAGGATATATTAGTGATGCTGTTGGAGGAAAATTTTGGGCTAATTATCCTGCTGATCCTTTTCCAGGTGGAGAGACATCCTATAAAAATAGAGTCTTAACTTACATGAAACCAGAAGATTTTTTAAAGTTGGCTGAAGAAAAAGATTTTAACAGTATAGAGTCAAAGACAGCCTTTAAGCTTTATGAAAACACTAATAAAGGACTAAGTGTTCCATTCTTAAACGGTAATTTAAATGAAAAAGGACAAATAGAGATTGATGGTCATGAAGGAAGACATCGAGCAGAGTATGTTCGAAGATTAGATCCTGATACCCCTATCCCTGTTTATATTACTGTTAGCGCCCCAAGTGGACAAGAACAGTTTGTTAATCAACAGACGTACAACTATGGAAGGTCACTGACAGAAGCAGGAGATATTTTATTAGATGCAGATTTTATTAACGAAGAGGGAAAACCTGTTGATGTAAAAATACTTGGATATGACATTGAAGGAAAAAAAGTAGGAGAAATATTTACAGAGGACGCTATAAACATTTTACCAGAAGAATTTACTCCCAAAATGAAAACGGATAAGCCTTATTCATATGTTGAAGCCGTTAATCCTCAAAAAGTATTTGGAGATAAAGATTTAAGAAATGAAGATTATACAACAAAAGAGGCTCCTAAAATAAATTATGAGTTTAATAATAAAACAGTAGAACAAGTTAAAAACAAAACCTTTGAAGAGTTCGAAGAGGCCACAGGTATTAATGCAGAAGAGTTAGCTAAAAAATTTAATTTTACAATGCCAGACACTTCATTGTTAAATAATGCTCTTCAAAGAGATGAGAAAGCAAGATATTGGTGGCAACAAAGTGGAGAGTTTCTAGATGGATTAATGACTGATTTAAATTTAGACGATAAAGAAAGAGAATTATTTTTGGAGGTTGTTTCTACTACCTCGGGAGGAGTTAACCCTAAGCAAAACTTAGAGATAGCTTTGGGAGTAATGTCAGACGTATTAGCAGGCAGACCTATACGAATGGGATTTAAAACTTCTCAAAGTTTAGACGTATTGTTAAAAGATAAAGACTCTAAAATTAATTCACCAAAATTTAGAAATTATACTGATACTTTTAAATATTTTGCAGGAACAGATGACCGTTTACCAAATACCACTAACGATTTACAAATGGCAAAAATATTTGGAATGAATCCTGAGACTTTAGCAAACAACCCAGACTTGTATGCTTTAATGACAATGACTCTCAATAACCTTGCAGAAAATGTCAATATAAAAGACCCACAAGACGAGCCCCTTCAACCTTTTGAATTACAAGCTATGATGTGGACGGAAAGCCGGGGCGGCAGATCTACAAATTTTTCAGAAATAGGTCCACAGGTCTTAAATGAATTAGAAAAACTAGGATACGATATTACAAAAGAATCTATCACTGATCCTAATTTTGTTAGAGATTTACAAAAAACAGTAAAACCATTTGAGGAAAGTATTAAGATGACAGTTGAATCAGGATCTTTTCTAAGCCCTCAAGGACAAAAGATTGAACAGTTAATTCAAAGCTTCCCTGATGATAGTGTTTTAATGTCCAGCATAGATAAGGTAAACAGAAATGCTAATAAATCGTTAATAACAAAATCAGACAAACAACCCTCTATAATTGAAGAATTAGTTTCTCAAGTTGTTGGACAGAAAGTAACCATGTCAAGGATGATACAAGGATATGGTACTTTTGAAGGTAACGTGGGAGACAACGTATATATCCCGTCAGTTTATAGTAATAATAAGGGTCAAATGGTTCAACTAACTGATGATCAAAGAAAATTTGTATTGTCTGTTCTTGGAAAAAATTTAAATCAAGCTGCAACAGCTTCTAGTAATTTTTTTACTGTGGAGGAAGGAATGGAGCAACCTGATGCGGAAGTGATGCAAACAACTTCTTTTTATGTGCCAAATACAAAATTTGACAGAAAACAACTGCAAGAAGTTCACAGCTTATCTGGATATGACTTCAATGTAGTTCCTGTAACAGGAGGATTTGTTCTTGATACAATCTCTTTTGAGGGGAAACCAGACAATGAAAAGGTTGAAAAAGCACTACAAACTGTTTTTGGCAAAGATTTAAAGGTTGGTATTATAGACACAGTATGGTATGGTGACTATATAGAAAGTAACCAATACGAGGAAAATATAAATGACTTTATACAAAATGACACCCGAGCAGATCAAGAAGTTGAACTTACCGCAGAGTCGTTCATCGATATCTTTTCAAAAATTGAGAACATCTCCAAAAAAAGAGACGAAGGATACGAAGCCATCCTCAACTCAACAAAAGTAATTAATCTACTTAAAAAGAATAATATACAACTTAAAAGACAAGGAGGATTTATCTCTATTCCAAAAATACCATCGCTTGTAAATGGTGGATTAGTTGATATAAATTATTTAACGAGACCTATAAACAATGGTAGATAATATTGATAAAGCTATAGACCCTAGCGGTAAACCTGAACTTGAAATTTTAAAAAAAGAAACTGAAGTGGTGGTTGATGGACAAAGAGTCCCGGCTCCTGAGGGATTAGAAATAGAAATAGATGAACAGGGAGGAGCCACGATAGACTTCGACCCTAATGAATTACCGGAGGAGGTAGAGTTCTATTCTAATCTTGCTGAGGTTATAGACGAGGAAGATTTAGATCAACTATCTAGTGAGTTGATGAATGATTTTGAAAACGACAAAGCTTCAAGAAAAGATTGGGAAGACTCTTATGTAAAGGGACTTGATCTTTTAGGTTTAAATTATGAGACAAGATCCAGACCGTTTCAAGGTGCTAGTGGTGCTACACACCCTTTGTTAGCAGAAAGTGCAACACAGTTTCAAGCTACAGCTTTTAAAGAATTATTACCAGCAGGGGGACCTGTTAGAACAATTATTATGGGCAATGAGACTCCTGAAAAATATTCGAGAGCAGAAAGAGTTCAAGAATTTATGAATTATCAGATCATGTCAAAGATGGAGGATTACACTCCTGAGTATGATCAGATGTTATTTTATTTACCTTTAGCGGGATCGACATTTAAAAAAGTTTATTATGATGAATTAATGGATAGAGCAGTCTCTAAATTTATTCCTGCAGAAGACTTAGTGGTTAATTATATGGCAACAGACTTAGATAGCTGTGAGAGAATATGTCAAGTTATTAACATGAGTTACAATGACTTTAGAAAAAAACAAGTTTCCGGTTTTTATAGAGATGTGGAGATCATGCCATCTGAGTATGAGCAAGATAATGTTAAAAAGAAATATGATGAGATAGACGGATTAAAACCTAATTATGGAGATAAGGTTGTTAAGTTATATGAGTTTCATACTTCTTTAGATCTTAAAAATTTTGAAGACGAGAATGGGATAAAAATTCCTTACATTGTCACCGTAGAGGATGGCTCTAATAAAGTTGTAGGCATTAGAAGAAATTTCGAAAAGGGTGACGATAAAAAAATGAAGAAACAGTATTTTGTACATTACAAGTTTCTACCTGGCCTTGGCTTTTATGGTTTTGGTTTGATACATATGATAGGTGGATTGTCTAGAACAGCTACAGATCTTTTAAGACAATTGATCGATGCAGGAACTTTGTCTAACTTACCTGCTGGTTTTAAATCAAGGGGTATTAGAATAAGAGATGACGCAGAGCCGATACAGCCTGGTGAGTTTAGGGACATTGATGCACCTAATGGTGATTTAAGAAATGCATTAATACCGTTGCCTTATAAGGAACCGTCTCAAACATTATATAGTTTACTTGGGTTTGTAGTTCAGTCAGGTCAAAGATTTGCATCCATTGCAGATATGCAAGTAGGAGATGGTAATCAAAACGCTCCTGTTGGAACCACCATTGCATTGTTAGAGCGTGGATCTAAGATAATGTCTGCAATTCATAAGCGTTGTTATTATTCTCAGAAAAAAGAATTTAAACTTCTGTACGAAGTGTTTGCAGATTATTTACCTGAAACTTATCCTTATTCTGTAGAGGGAGCAGATAGAACCGTAAAATCTGAGGACTTTGATGGTAGCTTGGATGTATTGCCAGTGGCGGACCCAAACATTTTCTCTACTGCACAAAGAGTAACTTTAGCTCAAACAGAGCTGCAATTAGCACAAAGTGCACCTGATTTACACAATATGAAAGAAGCATATCGAAGAATGTATGAGGCGTTAGGCATAAAAGATTTAGATCAAATACTAAGAAAAGACTCACCTGCTAAACCAAAAGATCCTGCAATGGAACATGCTGATTTGTTAGACGGCAATCTAATGACCGCGTATGAGGGACAAGATCATGACGCACATATTCAAAATCATTTATTGTTTGGAACTAATCAAATTGTTTTAGCTAATCCTCCAATGGCTATGAAAATTCAAAAACATATCTTAGAGCATGTATCTCTAAAGGCTAAGGAACAAACCGCTTTCTTAGTTTCACAAGGCCAAGTTCAAGAGGACCAAATGGATCAGGTGATTGCAAGGTTAGAAGCACAGTTCATGGCAGAGTTAAAACAAACATCACAACAACTAGCTGGTGGTGGAAAACCTGACCCTGCAATACAATTAAAGCAACAAGAGTTACAACAAGATGCTATGAAAGATCAAATGGACTCACAAAGAGACCAAGCTAGAATACAATTAGATGCAGAAAAATTAAGACAAAAAACTGCAATTGATCAGGCTAGAATACAAAAAGATTATGATATAGCAGATAAAAGAGCTGAGGTTCAGTATGACAAGATGACAACTGGCAGTTTAAATCAGAGAAGAAGAGATGCCGTTAAATAAAAAAGGTAAAAAAATAAAGGCAGCAATGGAGAAGCAATATGGGAAGAAAA